GAATTGCTGCACCTGCATTGCTGCACCGCAGCAGGAATTGCTGCACCTGCATTGCTGCACCGCAGCAGGAATTGCTGCACCTGCATTGCTGCACCGCAGCAGGAATTGCTGCGCCTGCATTGCTGCACCGCAGCAGGAATTGCTGCGCCTGCATTGCTGCACCGCAGCAGGAATTGCTGCAACGCAATAAAAAACCCGCTGCGGTGCAGCGGGTTAATACTTTACTTTTTAGATTGGTTACTTAGGCGCTGCAACTACCAGCTTTACAAACGGAGTTCCCCAAGTTGGTGCGCTTGCGGTGTAGCCACCGTTAAGCAAAGCCAATAAGCAAATCGGCTTTGCTTTGCTTTGACCGCCTTTATGCTTTGCGCCTTTATTGAGCGCGTTAAACAATGTTGGCTGCGAAAGCATATGGTTTTGGATTTGAGCGCGGACGCCGTTCGGCTTGCCATTATAACCGAATGGAACAGGCTGTAACGGTTGGGCAGCGACATTAGACAATGCCACGATTTGGACATTGTGTGTGTTGCCACCGGCATGCTTATTTACGAACGCGGTGAGCGCTGCGAAATCGTGTGTACCGTTTACGATAAGTGGACCATTTAGAGTAGGTTGGCTTGGACCTTGTGTTTCTGTGTTTGACATTGTGTTACCCTTTTAAGTTGTATGACCCCAAAGCGGTGGCCATGTATAAAGATTACCGTATTGAACTTAACTTGACAACGCCTTTTTTATCTTTTTTATAAATTAATTTACCAGCAGCAAAAACCAACCGTTGGTAAGTTTCGTACACCGTTGAACAGTTTTACCTACCATTGGTAAGTTTTACCAACCGTTGGTAAGTTTCGTACACCGTTGAACAGTTTTACCTACCATTGGTAAGTTTCGTACACCGTTGAACAGTTTTACCTACCATTGGTAAGTTTCGTACACCGTCGTGCAACGAACCGTACCGTCGTGCAACGAACCGTACCGTCGTGCAACGAACCGTACCGTCGTGCAACGAACCGTACCGTCGTGCAACGAACCGCACCGATGAGCAGAAGCGATTGATTTTGAAAGAAACCGATCGTCTCATTAGAGAGAGGTTCTCTAATCTTTTCTTATCTACTCTACACAAGGGTCATCTTTCAGGATGGGATGGGATGGGGGGATATCCTACTTGATCTTTTTAGATCTTTTAATGTCATGCTAACCTTAGAGTTATGATGAAGAAAGAAGAGAAGATCCTCATAAAATCTCCCCTCTTTTAGGATGGGATGGGATAGAGTTTTATAGATCACTAGGGTCAAAAAAAGGGACGCCGAAGCGTCCCAGTTGAGGCGTTGGTGATTCAGGCTTTTGGTTGAGTCTCCACTACCAGTTTGACAAATGGCGTCCCCCAATATTTAGACGATGGTGTATATCCGCCGTTCATCAGGGCGAGTAAACAATTAGGCTTTTTCCGGCTGTGTCCCAGTTTGGCAGCTTTACCGAGCACCAGTTTAAGACTGGCATCGCCTTCGTAACCAAATAACATCCAGTCTTGGATGCGCTGGCGAACCCCGCCAGATTTGCCAGCATATCCAAAAGGTACTGGCTCGGCGCTGGTAAGGTCTACGTTTTCCAGTGGCACGATACGCACATTGCCCTCTTGACCGCCAGCATGCTTTTGGACAAATGCCCAAATGTCGCTGTAATCAAGTGTACCATCGGTAAGCCGCAACTCAACTGTGGTCACTGGCGCAATAACGATTTCGGCGGGGGGATTGGGCAGCACCTCGGCGGCGGCTTTTTTCGGGGCGGCTTTTTTCTTGAGCGTGGTTTTCTTGGTAGTCATAGTAAGCTCCTTTCTACGAGCTGGACCAGAGCATGTTTGCTTGGCCTATACATTCTTCTACCACCATTGCAGCTCGGCCGCAAGTCTTTTTATGTCCTTTGTAATCTTTTTTATTAGACCTCCCTAGATCTTCTTTGATCTTTTTTCTTCCTACCTGATCTTTAAAGATCAGTCAATCGTCGTCTTTCTTTGCGAATCATCGTCAATCGTCATCGGCCGACTGATGATGAAAGATGATGACTGACGACTGAAGACTGATGATGAAAGATGATGACTGACGACCGACGACTGACGACGAAAGATGATGACCGATGATCAATTACGATCTGCACGATCTATCTAATCAAGCTCAAAAGAGGATAAACGATGATTTAATTTCTCTTTCTTTTATCATGGGACAAGACTATCATATCAATCATTCCCTTCCAATCAGATGGGATCCCTGAACTCCAATCAGGCTCCAATGGTCCCTTATCATCTGTCTGTCCAGCGATTTCCAAGGCTCTCCCACCCCAAAATAAATTTATAGTCCGGCTCGGCGGGTGGCCAACCAAGTTCCAAACATTGCCGTTTTGAGCTGCATACCTTGTCTGCCACGATATTTGATGTGGCCGTAACCGGATGCTCTTTAGTGACTTTAACTTATGGATCTTTAATTCTAACCAAAAAGGCTGACCATTCACTATACCATGTAAGTCAGGAACTCCTGGACTAGACCAAGATTCTATACGAGTCCAAAACACCCCTAAATCTTTAGTGCCAGCTTTGAGTTTACCCCAAAGCTGACTTTCTGGCTTAGTTGCCATCATTAAACCTTTTTGTGGTCGCGCAACACTTGATATACAAAGCTCTGCAATATGCTGCGGACGTAGCTATCACGTGATGCTTTGCCTAACAGCGATGCAGGGAAGTCGGCTTCGTGCATTACCCTCATGCCCATAGGTTCGGATTTTAAAATGACTTCAGACGCTTGCCCGTTTTCAAAGTCATTCAGTACAGCACTATATGTGACGCCGTTGCTAACTGCGTCGTGGCGATAAATCTTTACCATTACACAAGCTCGCCTTCTGTAATAAATGCCATGCGCTCGGCGCATTGTGAGCACGGTGCTTTGTCTTCGTCGTGCATTGCGTGGGCGTAATTATTGCCGAGCATTGGCATCCCGCAAAGTGTGCGACCTGTGCCGTCGCGCATTGCGAAGTGTTGTTGCCCGAGGCGTTTAGTCCATTCGGTAAATTTGGTAGACATTGAACAGTCCTTTCTGTGACTGGTTGTTTCCGTACTTATAGTGTAGCGCAGGATATTTTGCCTGACAAATCTATTATTCTCCTATTATTTCTGCGTCTTCAACTTCGTTTAAATCTTTTGTGATTTTAATGTTTCCTTCTGATACGGCGGCTAGAGCAGGGAATTCTTCTTGAAGTCTTGTGATTTCCCGCATAACTTCATCGCGGCTCATTTTATCTATACGCCCATGTAGGATTTCTTTGCGGTCAATATACAGACCAGCGGCTTGACCTCGGGATTTTTCTGCGGCTACTGCTGCTGGATAATTTCCGTTGGTGAATGCGGCGTCCCTGATTTTTGCTAGTTCTTTTACGTGACCTTCAAACGAGACTTCGTATTTACGAGCGTATTCTTGTTTTAATTCACGAATTCTTTCTACGACGTGTGGGTAGCGTTGACCGTTTAGGAGTTGGGAGGCTATAGCGTGAGCTGATTTTACAGAGTATCCTGCCCTGATTGCGGCTTCGGTTTGCGAGATGTCTTCAGATACGTAGATTTTACAGAATTCTTCTTGTTTCGGAGTGATGTTCTTTTCTGTTCGGGGATTTGCAACGACGTCTAGCTTGTTTTTGTGAGTAGCTTTAGCGAGAGGCATCCTTATTATTTCCTTCTTCTACAGGATGGGATCACTTTGCTATATAGGACCAAAAACGAAAAGGAGTAAGTTTTTTTTCTTTTCCAAAATCGTCGCGCGTACAGAGAAAGTTACTGAATCTTTATTGTGATATCGGAGTCATTGGTCAGTAATCCATGCTAACCCATTGATTATGTGGTATATCGTGATATTGTATATTATCCGATCTGAAAAACGAATTTCATTCCATTCCGATTTTACTCCTATATAGCAAAGTCGTTTTTGAAGTAAAAAACCCATGCATGATTGAGCATGCATGGGAGTTAGGGAGAAGTAAACATGTCGTAAAGTACGCAATACGGAGGACCGCAGGCAAATGGGTTAAGGAATGACCCGTATTGCGTGATTATATGATAGTGTTTTTTGTTTTGTTTGACTACTGTTATTTGCTTGTGTACCCGATGGTGTATGCTGTTATGGCGACGATGATTGCAATAATGCAGAAGGTGACGAGTTGTTTGGGAATTACCCAGTGAGTGTTATTTTTTACGGATTGCCCACTGTTTGATTGTTCGGGTTTTAGAGTGAGTGCAAGTTTTTTGGGTTTGATTGTTATGGGTTCGGGTGTTTTTGATTTTTTGCCTATGTTACGAACAGCGTCCCAATCATCAGTCATTGTTGAGAAGTGAGTGTTTTGTAAATCGGCATAGGTATCTACCCAATCATCGGATAATTCAGACTTTTTAGATGGTTTGGGTGTTTTTCGGGGTTTAGCTTTTACTTGTCCCCGTACGAGACTTATGCGGTCATATACTGCTTTTGGTGTCCTGCCTAGATGGGTGGCAATATCGGCGGTTTTTATATCTGCTTCGTAAAGTTCTATTAGTTCAGCTATTTCTTCAGGTTTCCAAGTTTTGCGAGTATTAGAATGAGTTTTGTTATCACTGTTTTGTTTATTTCTCATAGCGGGTTTTCCTTGCTTCTAATTGAGCTACAGCGCGTTGTTTGTTTTGGATTTGTTTTTGCAAATTTGCGTGAGCTTCAGGGTGTTTATGGCAGATACTGGCGAGTGTGAATGCAAGTGCGCCCACTTTACGATCGGCTGTGAATTCTTCTAACCTTGTATGGTTGATGGTTGTTTCAAGGTTGAATTCACGTTCACATAGGCGCAGATATTCACCTACGGCTGTGCGAGTTTTGCCGTATGATGCACGATCTATGAAAAATTCTTTCATAAGCCGTATTCGCTTAGATCCATGCCCAACTTTTTCGCTTTGTTAGTTACTGTTTGATAACTACCTAACCCGAGTGTTTTGGCTATCTGCTGCTTGTTGTCGCATATGATTGCGGCTTTCATAAGATATATGCGAGTTACATCATCTAGTAAGTCTTGTAGATTGATGTTACCTTTACTTAGATCTACGTTTAGTATTTCAGATCCGCGTTTAGACCAGTAATTGTGAGCTTGTACTTCTGTTGTTACGAGCTCGGTTAGGGCCTCCCCCACTTTTTTGTGGGGGATACCATCAACGGTTATTTCTATTTGCATTAGAACTCTACCTGTACGCTGAATGTTGCTTCGGATAATTTATCCTGTATTTTATCATTTAGGTTTTTATCTAGTGCTTCATCAACGTAATCTTCGGTTGCAAAAGAATCAATGTTATCAGCTAGGTCTGATACTTTGGTTTCAAGTTCTTCTATTTTTTCAAACAATTTAGAAAATTCATACCCAATGTTTTCAAAACAAGCGCGAACTTGTGCGCCACGATTTACTTGCGATACATCAGCATTAAGATCACTGCTATGAAGATGGTCAGTAACAAATGTGATATCATTAAGAACTTCTTTCTGTTCCATAAACTACCCCTTTCTTGGGCTATCGAGCGAGGGTGCATCCCTTGCTTACTTATAGTTTATAAGCAGATTTATATATAGACTATTCTTTTTTACTCTTATTTTGCCAGTCGTTTAATAATTTGCTAGATGAATTGCGTTTAGTTGTTCCTCCTACGCCGTACTCGTAAGAAATTGTATTTCCGTATATACTGAGATAATTTTCAGGGATGTTAGTTTTAATTCTATCACCACCGTTCATAAACAGTAGTTCAACAGAATAAAATTTTTGATTCCATTGTTCATCAATTATTTTCAATAAATCGTTTGCTGTGTCGTCATCGTCATTAAAGGGTATAACGGAAAAGCTGCATTTGAGTTTTAAATGTTTGATGATGTAAGCGCGTTCATCCCAACTCATGAATGCTTGACCTTTTTTGCGTATTAGCCAGTTATCGCTGTTTGGCCCAATTATGAGTTGATGACATTTTGTGCTGGCTTCAAAAACATAATCAATATGACCAGCATGTATAGGATCAAATCCGCCTGTAACGATACCTATTGTTAGGATCATTTTATGTTTTCCCTTACATATAAATCCCCGTTATCTGCTTCTACGAGAAAATCTTCAGGGATAGGTACTTTTCCATCTACACAGGCTTTGCAATCATGTGTTTCTTCTTCAAACCAGCCGCCATTGACAAAATCTACAATTGGCTTATCGTACAGTATTCTTTCTGCCCCATTGCAATCAGAACAGATCATGGTCATGCCTTCTTCATACGGGATTAATTGTCTGCGTTGAATATCTTCTTCTTCACAGCTTTCGCCATATTGAGTTTCTAATACGATGCAGGGTTCGTTGTATGGATTTGATGTTAAGTGCCATTGATCTTTTTTTATCAATAAAGTATCATGTGGTTTGAGGTAGTTGTTTTCTAGGTAATCACCACCTCTGCGCCAGTGTTCTTGAATAGTTACAATCAAGTTTCCGCTGATGATGTACCATTGTTCGTTGCGATGATGATGTAGTTGATCGCTGAGTTTGCTGTGTGGATTTATAGAAAGAGTTTTAATTTTAGTTTTTGTTTTTCCTGTTTGTGATTCGTGAAGAATATTATAATATCCCCATTTACGCATGATTCCCATAGGTTTTCCTTTTTGTGGTGAGGGGGTTCGCAGCACCTGCCCCCTCTTCAGGCACTTAGGGGGGTGCTGCGAACCCCCCTAAGCAGCAATCAGCGGTACGTTAGCGTGAAGTGTCATATCTAACTCATACACTTTTTCTTCGCCGCTGTCAACCTCTATAATATGAAGTTTATCGTAGTCTATGATGTATATTCTTTGTTTCATTTGGTCACAAATCATAGCTGTTCTGCTTTCAACACCTGCGAAAGTTTCGTAATCAGGTGAGTCCATGTATCGCCATTGTAGTTTGGCGATAAGTTCAAGTAGTCCGCCCATAATTGCCTCCTTATTGGAATAATGTGTTGTATTCGTGAGCGTGTAAAAAGTCACGAAAGTTGTTGTCTACAATTTCTTGCCATTGTTTCCACTCGGTAAGAAACTGTGTTGCATCATCTCCTTGCATGAAGAAGTCTTGCCCTGCTTCGTAGTGTTTGACAGTAATACTGTCAAACACATGAGTCATTGAATAACCGCCGATAACCATTAGTGTTCGCTCGGCAGATAAAGCACATTGTTGGCGAAGAAAAACTTCCAAACGCCATCAGGTGCATCGGTAAAGTCGATATCGCGTTGCCAAAGGTCATTGCCATTGCCATCACCTGCGGTAATCGTAGCTGACATACCTTTTACATTTAATGCAATAACCATGAACTCTTCGGTTTCCATTAGGTCTGCTAGTTCGGTTGCTACAATATCTAAGAACCAGTACGCCCCAGCTTTTTCTGCAAAGAACTTTGTACCATCGGTATAAAGTAAATTAGAATTGAAGGGGTGGCGATACCATTGCGCTGTACCATCAAACATACGCAGGTCACCGCGCAGTTTTTCACTAACGTCTTGCGTTGTGATTTCGGTTTGGTCTGGCATATTGAACTCCTTTCTGTGAGTGTTTTGCCAATTATAGTATACTACCGGATTTTATTAAGGACTAATCTTATTTGTTCTTTTTGTTTCTTTATGATCTTTTTTTGGTTTTCTAGATCTAACCATTGTTTGTCTATATTTGATAGTGTTGGAAACTCAATTATTTTTTCAGTCATAATATGTTTTGTTCTCCTGAATTATTTTGTGGATTTCCTATTTTTTCGCCAGTATCTGCAAAATAAGTTCGGGCTATTTCATCATAAAACATAGACAATTTTTGCACCATTTGATTATTATCTGACTCATTTAATATTTCGCGCAAACGAGCGTAAACATATTTAGTCGCTACTTCACTGTCTTGCCAACCTTCAGAATATTTCATTATATATCTCGGTTTTGTTTTTAAAATGGGGACAACAGCGTTATCCCCATAAGTTTTAGAACTGGTTTTTATCGTTAAGCGTTAGGCGATACTTGCCCGCGACTTTTCGTAGCTTAGGACGTATAATGTCGTACCAAGGTGTTTCGTGCATTTCATGTTCGTCCCTGAAATCTTCAGCTACATCGTCATGAGCGCACTGCAAATCAGTGAAAAGGTTCATTTGTTCCGCTGAAAGAACATCTTGTTCAAGTGTTCGTGCTACAGCTCTTTGTACTATGTGAGCAGCGGCAATCCCTTTGCCTTCCGTTCTTTCGTCATAGTCTTCATCAGAAATAAAAGCACCGATCATGCACTTGTTTCCGCCATAACGATATAAACAGCCTGTTTTATCTATACTGGGCTCTTGCATTTGTAGAGCGTGATTTACAGCGCGGTCAAAAATTTCTTGTAATGGAGTCATGCTGTTTTCCTTTTCTTGGTTTGTGCAAGAATCGCACGTTTGGCTGCTCTGTTAATAGGTTTCCAGCTTGTAATATCTTTTTTGCGGGAGACGTTACTTTTGTTCATACCTGGATGCCCCCCTTGAACTCTGACTAATTTACTCATGAAACTTTCTCCTCTCATGTTTGGTTGCCATGACCTATATTAACCTATTATAATGTATGACGCATGTCTTGTTTGTTCAAAAGACTATTTTGGACGGATAAGTTACCAACTAAAAGTGACATGATTTTGCGCCTACTTGTTAGATCTTTTTAAATTACGTTAGATCTTCTTTTTTCACTCTAAATTTTTCCCAATCTCTTTTTCTCGTTGTCCACCGAGCTCCTAAAAGTGATCCACATTCATCGCAAGCGATTCGTCTAATTGGTTCTTTTAAGAGAATGAACGAATGCGATCCACAGAGTGAGCAGCTCAATACATCTACATATTCTTCTGTAATAACAATATTTCTCTCGTCATCATGGGATGATTTTTCTTTCTTTACGAATGGGATGACATTATCGGTTGCATGAATGGTGGAATTGGGCGGTTTTTCCATTTACAGAGCCTTGCTTTTTCGTGGATGTAATATTGTTGATAGGCGATTAATGTATCGTGATGTTTATATTGGTCTGGCATTGCTTGAGCAGGAGCAGTTGCCCCCCGTGCAGTTAAATTTATAGGGGGACAGCGCAAAATGGAAAGTATTCTTTCGCAGCCGTGAACCTTGTTATACCTGAACGTGTACTCAGCGCATAGTGCTTTACCTAGAGACCACAACCACCGATAATTTTCAACAGTTTGCCCTGCCCACAGAGTGCAGGGGTGTTTTTGATGTACTGGTAGGTATGGTCCGTCGTTGCTGTAGCGATGATGTGTGGTGCTGAGCATTTGTGCGGTTTCTAATGGCATTTTGACAACGTGTTTGTCGCAATGATACTGGGCGCAAACATCATGCGCCCAGTCTAATATGAAAATATTCATAGGTGTTGTGAGTCTTCCATGCCCCCGTATGCAGATGGAATAACAGTGTTAGTATGGTCACAGCCTAAGTAATCATTTTCGTAGTTTATTTCGCAGCCCACAACGCACCAGTTAGGGTCTGAGTTGATAGTGCCGTCATTAGTAATAGCATCTTTTACTAATTGCAGGTTATCGTGTACGGCTTTATACGAAAGTATTGTGCCATCTTTGCAAACCCAGTATTTAGGATAGCCCCCTACATCAGTAAGACTACCGCCTTCTAGCGAAACAGTTAGGTCGGTTTGTGAATTTATTAGCATGATAGTTCCCTTTCTATAGAACACTATTAGTGTAACATGGTTATAAGTACGGACTATTCTTATTTATTCTTAATGTATCCACTTGTGGCTGGTGCAGCATTCATTAATTCAATCAAAATTTGTTCAACACGACGGTATTTAGATCTGTTTTCATCGTTGCTTAAATATGTTTTTGTGAGATACCGAACACCTGTGTTGAATACTTCATGAGCAAAAGTATTCCCTGTTTGCATCAACCTAAAACAGTGCATAGTCAACTCTAACTTATCTGCAATATCGCACATGTCGCGTTCTTCTACGCCTACGGGGAATTTTTCAAAACCTATATCAAGTTTGTTTTCGTAATCGTACTCTATTTGTTGTAAGATTTCTGCGAATTGTGGGTAGTTCCACTTAGTTGTTGCAGGGATATCACCTGTTTCTGCTTCTGCTACATCATGATACATCATGTGAATCATTGCGTTTTTGCTACTATCGGGCCAAAGCGTTTGCAGTATAACCATCGCTCTCCATGTATGCGCTGCTACATTCTGTCCATCTGCAATTTCGGGTTTTGCATGATATCTTAATACATGACCACCTTTCAACCTTTGATGTATTGCTTTTAGGTCAACATTTCGCTGTGTTGATGTTTTAGTCCTCTGGTCCATGGTTTCTCCGTAAAGGTTTGTTTTGCTTCCCCCCAGTTTGGTCCAAACTCTGCGTCTACTATTGAGGGGACTTCTAAATTGACACAGTTTTCCATAATTTCTACGACACGTTTACCTTGGGCTTCGTTTTCTATAGAAAGGTCTAACTCATCATGCACTTGCAGCATGGGCAAGATACCTTCTTCGTATAACGCGACCATTGCAGCTTTAGTTTGATCAGCTGCACTGCCTTGGATTAATTTATTTAAGGCTTTGTAAGTGAAGGCTCGTTTAATAGCAGGGCCGTGTTCAGCGTGAGCTTCTTGATGAGTCATTGGTTTCCAACTGCCATACCGTGTTGGTTCCCATTTATCGAATCTACATCTGCGACCCAGAACTGTACGAATCACACCCCGTTTGCTTGCACGATTAATGGCATATTCACTTAACTCACGCACAAAAGGTACTTTGTCGTGATATGTACTGAATAATTCTTTAGCATCTTCAAATTCTAAGCCAAGACTAGCAGCCAGCTTTTTAGAACCCATGCCATAAAATAATCCTAAGTTAATATCTTTAGCTTGCTTGCGCGGAACACCCACAACATCCGCCGCCATTTGGTGGAAATCAGTACGGGGATCTTCCTTATATTGAGCAGCGAATTCTGCTGCTCCTTTGAACCCCATAAGTTTAGCATAGTGCACAACTATGCGTGGTTCTTGGCTAGAGTAATCGAACGCGCCCCAAACAGTTCCTTGTTCGGGGATAAATAAGCTGCGTATAAGCGGCCCTATGATGGGGTCTCGAGCGGGTATCTGTTGTAGGTTGGGGTTACTACAGCTAAACCGCCCTGTGACTGTCCCACCTTGGTCTGAACGCAGTGGGTGAAGCTCTGCATGTATGCGCCCATTAACTTGGTGTTTAAGTATCGAATCTACAAAAGTGCTGCGAGCTTTTTGTAACTCCCGCGCTTCTACAATCATTTGTGCAACTTCATGCGGATGATGTTTTAAGAACCCTTTTGTGAAACTCGGCGCACCAGTATTTTCAGTGCGACTGTATTCTAGATTTAATACATCAAAGGCTTTTGCTACGCTATCTGCCGCCCATATTTCAACAGCAATACCTGTGCGT